GGGCAGCCTGGACGGTATCGGCAAGGGTGTGCCCGGTGCGCCGAAAACTGAACACGTATTGGAGTTCAAAACCCATTCGCTCAAGTCGTTCAACGACCTAGAAAAGCATGGCGTGGCAAAGAGTAAGCCCATGCATTACACACAATGCCAAGTCTACATGCATGGCACCGACCTGAAACGCGCCCTGTACGTGGCTATCTGCAAAGACGACGACCGGATCTACACCGAGCGCTTGGAGTACGACAAAGACCATGCGGTGAAGGCAATCAACAAGGGACAGCGGTTGGCGCTGACTGACCGCCTGCCACCACCTATCAGCACTGACCCAACATGGTTTGAATGCAAGATGTGTCCGGGCCACGACTTCTGTCACGGCAGCAAGACCACCAAGCAAGTCAATTGCCGTACCTGCGCCCATTCAACGCCTCGGAGTGACAGCACTTGGCATTGTGAAAGATGGGACGATGTGATTCCGTTGGATGCCCAGCACACGGGATGCGAAAGCCATGTACTGCATCCGGACTTGGTGCCGTGGAAACAACTTAATGGGCCGAGCGATTGGGTTGCAGTTTACGAGATTGACGGCAAGCCAGTGCTTAACGGTAATCCAAGTGAGGGGGTGTACGGTAGCAAAGAACTGTTGGCTAACCCTGTGGCTTGTGCGGAGGGCGATCCGCTGTTGATGGGGATGCGGAAAGATTGGGATGGGAGGGTGGTGGGATGAGAGTTATATCCATCTCAAAAAACATTGCAGATGCTTTTGTAACGCAAAAACATTACAGCCGCCGAGCTTCTATTTTTTGGGCTGGTTTTGGGCTTGAGGAAGATGGGGAAATAACTGGTGTTGCAGTGTATGGACAGCCATCTCCACCAATTCAAAAGCACGCTTTCAAGGATCGTGATTTTCGTTTGTACGAGTTGGCTCGTGTTGTCGTGCAATCCAAGACAAAAAACGCTTCGAGTTTTTTGGTAGCTAACAGTTTAAAGATGCTGGAGCCAAAGCCATGCGCCGTAATTAGTTACGCGGACATGGAGCAAAACCATTGTGGAATTATTTATCAAGCGACTAATTGGCTGTACACGGGTGCAACAAAAAGCCATGACAAGGCATACATTGTTGATGGCAAGCGCACTCATCCAATGACGCTAAGAGATCAAGGAATAACTGACCCAACACGATGGGCAAAAGAGAACGGAATTGAAATGGTAAAACCAATGGAAAAGCACCGTTATTTTCAGTTTGTTGGTGACAAGCGCCAGTGCAGAATTATGCGTAAAAAACTAAACTATCCAGTTGTAGGCGCATACCCAAAGTGCGATCAAAAAAGATATGACGATGGCCCAGATTTGTGCATCCAAGTTGCACAGGAGTTGTTTTGATGCTCCGTGAATACCAACAACGCACCATAGACCAACTCTACGCCTGGTTCGAGGCAGGCAACACCGGCAACCCGTGCCTAGTGCTGCCCACAGGGTCAGGCAAGTCTCACATCATTGCAGCACTGTGCAAAGATGCGCTGCAATCGTGGCCTGAAACGCGCATTTTGATGCTCACCCATGTCCGCGAATTGATCAGCCAGAACGCTGAAAAAATGCGCCAGCACTGGCCCAATGCGCCTATGGGAATCTATTCAGCAGGGCTTGGCCGGAAGGAACTGGGGGAGCCCATCACGTTTGCAGGCATCCAGTCGGTGCGGAGCAAGGCGCGGCAGATAGGCCATGTTGATTTAGTGATTATTGATGAGTGCCACCTGGTGAGCCACAAGGACGAAGGGGGCTACCGGACATTGCTTAATGACCTGCGGGTCATTAACTTGAACCTGCGGGTGATCGGGTTGACCGCCAGTCCGTACCGCCTGGGTCACGGCTACATTACCGACGATCCAGCCATCTTTGATGCTCTGATTGAGCCGGTAAGCATCGAGGAACTGATCTTCAAGGGCTTTTTGTGCAACTTGCGGAGCAAGCTGACCACCACCAAGTTGGAAGTTGACGGTGTGCATAAGCGGGGCGGGGAATACATTGAATCAGAGTTGCAGGCAGCGGTGGACACCGACGACAAGAATTCCAAGGTCGTGGCCGAAATCATCAGGCTGGGGGCCGAGCGTAAATCGTGGCTGGTGTTTTGTGCTGGTGTGGCCCATGCACATCATGTACGCGATGCGATGGTGTCGCAGGGTATCGTGGCCGAGTGCGTGACGGGCGAGACACCGAGCGCCGAGCGTGACAGGATGCTGACCGAATTCAAGTCAGGCAAGATTCGGGCGCTTACCAATGCCAATGTACTGACAACTGGTTTTGACGCGCCTGGCATTGATCTGGTGGCTATGCTGCGCCCTACGATGTCACCCGGCCTGTACGTGCAAATGGCCGGGCGTGGCCTGCGGATCGCGCCGGGCAAAGCCGATTGTCTAGTGTTGGATTTTGCGGGCGTGGTGGAACAGCATGGGCCAATCACGGCCGTTCGAGCTCCACCGAAAAAGGGTGACAAGGTAGGCGAAGCGCCGGTGAAGGTGTGCGACAACTGCCAGGAGATATGCGCCCTGAGTGTCCGGGTTTGTCCGGCCTGCGGGGAACCGTTCCCGGAGCCGGAACGCCCACCGCTGAAACTGAGCAACCTAGACATTATGGGCGTGGAGGGGATCGACATGGACGTTAGCGCCTGGACATGGCGCAAGCATATAAGCCGCGCCAGTGGCAGGGAAATGCTCTCGTTAACCTACTACGGGGGGTTGTCCGATATCCCGGTTACGGAATACTTGGCCGTAACCCATGACGGGTATGCGGGGGAAAAGTCGCGCAGATTACTGGCCGACATTGCCCATAAGTCAGGCGTGACGCTGGATTATGCTGCCGTTGACTTACATCAGATGGCCCAGCAGATGACCGAGGGCAAGCCGCCCACCATCATAGAGTTTCGCCGCGAAGGTAAATTTTTTAGCATCATCAATAGGAGCTGGACACCATGAGCAGACACCCGGAACCCGCTATCGTCACGCACTACCGCGCCACACTCAGGGCCGAGCCACCAAGGGTTTGCCATACGTGTGATCACTACACCGAGCATGGTTTGTGCGCGGAATTCAATGCCGAGCCACCGGCAGAATTTGCATCGGAACCGGGGGGTTGTGCGCTGTGGGAGTGGGAACTTCCTTTTTAGTATGGAGTCCGAACACCTCCAGCAAGTGCGCCTAGTTAGCTGGTTCCGGCGCCAGTGGCCGGGCGTCCGCATCTTTGCAATCCCTAATGGCGGGGGGCGTAGTGCCTCTCAGGGAGCATCATTAAGAGCCGAAGGGGTAGTGCCAGGCGTGCCGGATATTTTTATCCCTGCGTGGCTGCTATGGGTTGAAATGAAACGCGAATCGGGTGGTGTGGTGTCGCCAGTGCAAAGGGATTGGATACAGTACCTAGAGGGTATCGGGCATCGCGTGATTGTGGGCCGCGGGTTTGAGGATGCCAAACGTCAAATTTTGGACGTTAAAAAACCCGATGGTTAGTCGGGTTGGTTTGGGTTACAGGTTAAATATGACAGCCAGTAGACTAGCTATCAGTAGGGCTAGGACAATCATAGTTCGCCCCGTCCGTTGCAGTACTGGCACCTGGTGCCATCGTACCTACCCTCCCCGGAGCCGGAGCAAGCAGAGCATGTTTCTGGTTCTGGATTAGGGTCGAAGGTGTCGTCGAAGCTGTCGGGGCTATCGTCGTCTTGATTTTTCATGGCCGCAATCCGAGTTTGTAACACCAACAGTCATCGTAGCTGCCGGTAAAAATGATGGTGTAGCCGCGCCGTTGATCGGTTCCCCTGCACACAACCCAGTTGTTATGCGCGTCGCGCTGGGCGGTGTAGATTTTCATGGTGTCATTCTCCAAAAATAAATGATGAACGGCAACGCGAAAAGGGTTGCGATAAATACCGCGCCGATAAGGGATAGGATTTTTGTCATGCTGCCACCATCATGATGACGCGCCGAGCATGGCCCGCAGCATGATCGGCGATGACAACGTCACGCGCTAGCTTGCTGGTGCCACCACACAGCATGCAAGTTTTGCATGTAGCCTTGCGCCCACCTTCGGCAGACGCTGGGCATGTGACTTCGCCATGCTGCTTGTCTACGCCGGTGGATACCCTGAAAACCCGCATACCGTACAGATTAGCTAGGGCAGCTTGATCGATGGTATCGGCCGAGGCCATTACCAGTGGCGCCCATGCAGCATGATCAAACCCTAACGTTTGCCATTGATGCGAGTAACCCGCACGGGCAAATACGTAACGGCTCACACGTTGCCATGTCGCGACGGGTGCGGCCGCCGGATCACCATACGTTCCGATCCTCAGGGATTTACCTGCCAACGCCAACGCGATTGTTTCTAGGTCGGCTTTGACGTACCGGCCGCGCCGGTAAGCGTTGTAAACTGCCAGAACTGACTTGCCTACCTGTACGTAACATGGAGGTTTGCCTGTAACGCGGGCCGTGATAGGCCGATGCTCACACTGCCCGCATACCGACTCGTCTGCGCCGGACATCAAAGCACTGACAGGATCGATATCCGACCGGATAATAAATGACTGGACAATGGCACCGGTCTTGCCATTTTTTGACTTGCCAGTGATTTTATTGATGATCACTACGATGGGCGCGCCATCGATTTCCGATGGACCTTCATAGGCAATATATCCTAGTATCTTTTTGTGCTCCATTTTTTCTCCAATAGGTTGATTAAGACAATTTCCCCATATGCCACCGAATAAGGTGGCATAAAGTGAAGCTGTCAGGGTTACAAAATATCTTGAAACCCGCGTTCAATCAATAGTGCCAGGCATTCGTCCGGTGTGTAATAGCAATTAGTTGCGGTCGCGTCCGCACGTTCTGCGGTCCAGTAATCCCAGGTTTCGCTGTGTTCATCAAAATAAAACCCGATGAAATTAACGGGCTCCATTGCCGCCAGCGCCACTAATTCAGGCAAAGCCGGGTCTAAGGTGATAGCCTGGCGGATTGATTGCGCGTTGTTCATTTTTTTGTCCTAGGTTGGTTGTTTGATGGGGCCGAAGCCCCGGGGGTTGGTGATCAGACTATGAAGTCTGGATGCTGTACGATGGCAGGCAGGCCCATCGCGTACACCAGAATTTCGTTGCGTGATTTTGTGGTGCGAGCCGACCGCACCAGTGAGCTGTAGCAGCGTGCCAGCATGCCGACATTCGGCTCAGGGAATTTGCTCCAAGCTTGGAGCTTGAGGCATTCGCGGGTTTCGGATTTGTTCATTTGTTTGTTCCTTTGGTTGGTTGTTGAGAGACTCTAGTGTAACGGATTTTGTGGCATGGCACCTAGGGTTTACCCTTAGTAGGGTAAGATAGTTGTAACAGAATATGTTACGAACATAGGGTTTACCCTTTAAACTGGCAACAATGCATGAGTAATTTAGTCGGGTATTATGCTTAAAAATTAAGCAGAACCAGTGACGGATATCGCTGGATGCTATGGATTGTGTCGCAAAACCAGTGGTTTACATAGGGTAAACCCTTACATAGTTTAAACAGTTCATAAACTGTGCATTAGTTTATTTGCCGACAAAGCAAGGGTTTACCCTTACACACTTTACACACCCTTCTTTAGAAGGTGTGTATTGTGTAAGAACCATTGTGCGCAAAACGATGGTTTAATAACCTTTGGGTCAGTAACTTAAGTTAGGGATTACTAACATGGCGTATGTGGCGTATGCGGAGGAAACGAAGATTCAAATGGTGGATACCTTGCTGGAGCAAATTGAAGCCGGGAAGTCCATGCGGGAGGTTTGCCGTACGGACGGCATGCCAGATCACGGCACAATAATTCGGTGGATGCGCGACGATCCTGCCCTTGCCACCAAGTATGCGCGCGCCCGCATGGCCCAGGCTGACGTTCTGGTTGGTCGCATGGAGGCAGTAGAGGAGGCAGTGAGCGCCGGCACGATGGACAGCCATGCTGCACGTGTTGTGCTTGATTCGATGCGATGGAGGGCCAGCAAGCTCGCGCCCAAGGTCTATGGCGATCGGCTTGATGTGTCCGTAACCGATACCCGCATATCTATTACAGGAGCCCTACAGGCAGCTCAGGCCCGCCTGGTCGACGTGCTGGACGTTACACCACGGCTCAGTGCATCTATTGTGCAAGCTGTGCATGACGACGATGCTGAGGTGTAGGGGGGGAGGGCCGAGGCTAGGGCGGCTGTGGCTACGGAACGCTCGTGAACAATTTTATTTTTTTATTAATTTATGCAACTTCACGCCGTTCCAATGAAATTGACTGAGGCAATTGAGTTTGTGCGTAATTTCCATCGGCACAATAAACCACCTGCTGGTGGGTTGTTTGCGGTTGGCGTATCTGATGGAGATACATTAGTTGGCGTTGCTATTGTGTCTAGACCAGTATCAAGGCATTTAGACAATGGCGAAACTGTGGAAGTTATACGGTGTTGTGTTGTAGATGGTGCGCCAAAAGGTTCATGTTCATTTTTGTATGCGCGATGCTGGCAAGCTGCTAAAGCCTTGGGATGGAAAAAAATTATTACCTACACATTGCAATCAGAAACTGGCGCATCATTAAAAGGAGCGGGTTGGAAAATAATTGCTGAGTTAAAAGGATCAACTGGTTTAGGTTGGTTAAATAGGCCGGGCAGAGAATGGCAAGAAGTAACTGGTCAATCTAAATTTAAATGGAGTAATTAATGCAAACCACAATATATAAACCAGAAGATGAACAAGAGTTAATGGCGGTACTTTGGAGTCCTGCATTAAAAGATAATCCCTTGGCTTTTGTTAAGTATTTATTTCCTTGGGGAGTTAAAGGTACTCCACTGGAGCATTTCTCTGGCCCACGTAAATGGCAACGTGAGGTATTGCAAGATATTACTGACCATATTGCAATAAATAAATCCCTTCAATCTGGTGGATTATCCAACGAAGAGATAATGTATAAAGTATTGCAAGAAGCAATATCTTCTGGGCGGGGTATTGGTAAGTCGGCATTAGTGTCATGGCTAACTATATGGATGGTGTCAACTCGTATTGGCTCAACAACCATTATTTCGGCGAATAGCGAGAACCAGTTACGCTCAATTACTTGGGCTGAGATTACCAAGTGGTTGGCTATGGGGTTAAATTCGCACTGGTTTGAGGTTAGTGCGACGAAAGTGGCACCGGCAAAGTGGTTGACTGACCTGGTGGAGCAGGATTTGAAGAAGGGTACGCGCTATTGGGCGGTGGAAGGTCGGCTTTGGAGTGCTGAGAACCCGGATGCTTATGCTGGTGTGCACAATTTTGACGGTGTGCTGGTGATTTTTGACGAGGCGTCAGGTATTGATGACTCGATTTGGTCTGTTACTGGTGGATTCTTCACGGAAAACACGCCGAATCGTTTCTGGCTGGCGTTTTCTAACCCACGGCGCAATACGGGGTACTTTTACGAGACTTTTCACTCAAAACGGGACTTTTGGGCGACTAAGGTGGTGGATGCGAGGACGGTGGAGGGGACGGACAAGGCGGTTTATGAGCGGATCATTGCGGAGTACGGGCCGGACAGCGCCCAGGCGCACGTTGAGGTGTATGGTGAGTTCCCACGGGCGGGGGATGACCAGTTTATACCGTCGGACATTGTGGATGAGGCCATGAAAAGGCCTAAATACAAAGACTCTAGCGCCCCGATCATTATTGGCGTTGACCCGGCGCGGTTTGGGGCGGATGCGACTGTGATTGCGGTCAGACAGGGGCGGGATATTGTGGCGATCAAGAAGTACCGGGG